AAGGAGCCTTTGGAAGTTTTAAAGGGTTACGCTGCAACTCCTGAGCAACTACAAGAAATCGAATCTCTTATCAAGAATGACAAGATGCGTACTTTTGCGATTGATGTTGAAACTGATTCTACAATTAGAGTTGACCAACAACAGGAAAAACAAGACCGTGTTGAGTATATCACTGCAATCAGTAACTTCACTTCCGCTTTCTTCCCGTTAGTTCAAGCTCAGATTATAACTCCTGAAGCTTTCCAACAATTCCTAATGTTTGTCAGCAAGCCGTTTAAAGTTGGGCGCAACGTAGAAGAAGCTTTAAGCACTAAAGACCAACAACCAGAAGAGAAACAACCTTCTGCTGAGGAAATGCTAGCCCAAGCTCAGATTCAATTGGAGCAACAAAGGCTTCAATTAGATGCTCAAAAAATGCAATCTGATGCTCAATTAAGACAACAAGAAATTGACATTAAAAAGGCCGAAGGCTTGTTCAAACTTGAGGAACACCAAGATAAAATGGAATTCGAAGACGTAAACCGCGAAGCGGACAGAAAGGCAAAACGCCTTGATCTGATTGTAAAAGCTCGCACTGAAGTTTTAAACGATACTATCCGCGAGGCTAATAAACCAACGGTAATCTAATGATCAAGAAATTAGTTAAAAACGAAAATGGTGGTTATGATTGGGTCGATGTTGACTCAATGACAGCTAAGCACGTTGAAGGAAAGGAAGACCTAACGGTTGACGGCTATATTAACAAGCATGGCGGTATTTTTAGCCATGCTGACAGTAAAATGCATTATTCTAAACGCTCTTACATGGACGGAATAAAAGCGGCTGGTTGCCACATTAAAGACTATTAAAGTATTTGACAAAGAATTATCTGGAAATACAAAGTACGCGGAAAGTGTATACAAAATAATAACTCTAAACTAAAAACATGATTCAAGACAAAAGTTCTAATGAAGTTTTATCTGAGCAATTAAATGAATTCTTCCCTGAAGAAGTAAATGAGGTAAAAGAAGAACCCAAAGAAATAGTAGAGCCTAAAAAGGCCATTCCCAACCCAATGCTGGAAGAGTTTGAGGATGAATTAGAAGAAGAGGAGTCAGAAGAGGCTTCCGAAGTAGAAGAAAAGAATCCTGAAGTTGAGGAGCAGAAGGAACTTGATAGGAAGCTTTCAGGGCAACCTAAAGAGTTCAAAGATCTCGTCAAATCGGTACAAGATAAAGAGCTACAAACTAAGATTTTGGATGCAGGGAAAATAGTCCGTGCCAGAGAAGACAGACTTAGTCTTGAACTCGGAAATCTTAAAAAAGAATACGGCTCAACGAAGGAACTGATCCAATTTATTGATCGTGACCCATTGGCCGCACTAAAACATATCGCCAAAATCACTAAAATTGATTTGGGCAGTCTCGTTGATGCACCTGTTCAGAATGAGGACGATTATGATTATCGCACCCCTGAAGAGATTAAAAGAGACAAAGAGCTAGAAGATATTAAGCGCGAATTACAGAATTTAAAAGGTCAAAAATCACAAGACGAGCTATCAACTATCGAGCAAGAGATTGATTCTTTTGAGGATAGTCTAAATGAAGAAGGGGAACTAAAATACCCTCATTTCGAGAAACTACAAGATTCGATCTTTGATATTTTGGGAATTGAAAAGCAAAGACTTGGATCTCCTAAAAATGCGGCAGAACGCCAACAAAGATTGTTAAAGGCTTATCAGAAAGCAATTCTGCTTGATGATGACCTAGTAGCCGAAAGAGATGAGCAACTTTTAGAAAGAGCAAAAGCAAAAAGAGCTGCCGAAATTGAAAAAGCTAAGAAGCTTAAGAAGTTTACAGGTCGCTCTCCATCTGCTGGCGTTAAACCCGCCTCATCAAGAGACGCAATGTCTGATATTTATGACCAATTTTTCGGTAATTAAGCTTCAATATCTATTTAAACAATTAAATAGAGAATTAAAATGGCTAATCCAAATGACGTAGGTCAAGCACTAACTACCACGCTGAATAATTACAAACCAGAAATTATCAGCAATATCATCGACAACCACCCGTTGTTGAATCGCTTAAAAGCTAAAGGCAATATCGTTAAAGCCTCTGGTGGTGTGAACTTCCAAGAAAAAATCTCGTACGCTGAGAATGGAACTGTTCAATCACAAGGCGAATATGATATCTTCAACACTACCCCTCAAGACGTTCTTGCGACTGCGACCTTCGCTCAAAAAATCATCACTGGCACTATGACCATGACTGATTTGGAAATGAAGCAAAACAGCGGCAAAGAAGCTTTCATCAACCTTGCTGAAGCTAAGAAAAAAGTCCTTATCGAATCTTTGAAAAACTATCTTGGTTCTCAAATTTACGCTGACGGAACTGGATCTGGCGGAAAAGAAATTGGTGGCTTGCAACTTTTGATCGCTGACGCTCCTACTACTGGAACCGTTGGTGCTATCAACCGTGCTAACTACTCAGTATGGCAAAACAAGTTGTATGACTTCTCAGTTGAATCTGTAACTGCGTCTTCTTCAACTATCCAAGCTGCATTTAACAAATTATGGACTCGTTGCCAAGCTCAAGCTGGTGAACTACCTGATTTGATCGCTGCTGACTCTGTGTATTTCGAATACTTCGAGTCTTCTTTGCAATCAATTCAACGTATCACTGACCCAGCAATTGGCGCTTTAGGCTTCTCAAGCTACAAGTACAAAAATGCTGACGTGTTCTATGATCCTGAATGCCCTGCTTCACATGCTTACTTTATCAACACAAATCACGTCTTCTTGAAATACTTAGGAAAAGATTTGCTTGAAGTTGGTGAAACTATGCGCCCAGTAAATCAAAATGCTTATGTAACTCCAATCGTTTTCACTGGCAACATGACCATTGATAATGCAAGAGTACACGGTGTTATGCACGCTTAATTAACTTAATTTAAAGGATTTAAAACATGTCTAAATTTGTTCCTGTTAATAGCTTAGTGATTCCACAAGCTATTGATGAAACTTCTACAGTTCAACTTTTGCCACTAGGCACTAGAGTTAGAGCTTATGATGTCGCCTCTACCGCTTACGGTGAAGGTGAGTTCATCTACTTGAAAGGTGTTGCTTCTACCGTTCTTGGTAGCGTTGTGACCTTCTCTCAAGACGACAACTCAACTGCTCTATTGGCTGCTAACGCAATCGATCCAGTAGCTTTGTCAATGTCAATCAACGTAGCTTCTAGCTATGGCTGGTATCAAATTTGGGGTAAAGGTGTTGCTAAAGTTCTAGCTGCCTTTGCTGATAATGCGAACTGCTATGCTACTGCAACCGCTGGTTCAATCGACGATGCCGTTGTGGCTGGTGACAGAGTAAAATGCATGAAAGGTGCATCTGCTATTGACACTCCTGCAACTGGCTTAGCCGAAGTTGAATTGCGATACCCTTACATGGATGATGGCTTAGCTGCTTAATCTTTGTAAAAAAGGAGGGGGCCTAAAAACCCCCTCTAATTATTAATTAAAAAAACAAAAAAATGACTAACTTAGTTTTAGATGTTAAACCTTCGCAATTAGTTCTTAGTAAAAATGGCGCTCTTAAAGTAGCCTTCTTTGACAAAATGTGCAAAGTTAATGTAAAACGCGATGATAAAGACCGCATCCTTAGCTCTGATGAAGTTGCTAAATTATTCATCCATATTGAAATCCCTTCTGATTCAACAACTGTAGTTATTAGGCCAGTAAAAGAAGTCAGAATTACTGACGGCGATGATGTTCGTTGGCTTTCTGAAACCGAATTATACACAAGAGCTTATGACAAGTATTTAGCTCTAAAAAATGCCGTGGTTTATAATCCAGAGGCTGAAAATGAAGAGCTTAAGAAGAAATTGGCAGAAGCTGAAGCTAAACTTGCGGTTAAGGCACAAGATATCGCTGAGCTTGAAAATGCCCCTAAAAAAGGCCGCAAACCAGCAGTAAAAGAGGAAGCTAAAGAAGAGGTGACTGAATAATGACACTTTTAACCATTGCACAATCAGTCCTAAAAGAAACTAAAAACAGCAGCATCCCAACGAATATCATTGGAAATACACAAGATGTTGCCATGCAGATTCTCGAAGTCTTGAAAGTGTCAATGGTTGAACTCGCTCGCTCTTACGACTGGCAGGAGCTTCAAAAGGAAAAAACTTTCTCTTCTGTTGCTTCTACCGAGGGCTACAACTTACCCACTGACTTTGACCGATTCGTAAACGAAACCTTTTGGAATACTAGCGAGATGTGGCCTGTAAAAGGACCAATGACTCCTGAAGAATGGAGAATCTTAAAAAACTCTACTATCTCAGGGGGCGCTACAACTGAATATTTCCGAATTCGTCAAGGCCAGACCTTGCTTTTTCCAATTCCTACTTCATCGACAGACTCTTATATTTACGAGTACATCACCAACCAAATTATCAATAGCTCTGGTGGCTCTGGTCAAACGGCTTGGCTTGCAGATACTGACGTTCCAGTAATTGATGAGTACATTGTGCGCCTAGATGCTACTTGGAGATGGCTAGAAAAGAATGGTCGCCCTTACTCCGAAGAACAAAGAACGGCAAATAATGCTATTGCTGAACGCGTTAGAGTAAACGGAGCGAGACGCAAGGTAAGACATAACTACAGCAATTTTGACGTTAAAATTGGATTTCCACAATTAATTGTAGCTCCATAATGCCTTTAAATATCATCAAAAGTGCAAGACTTACAAGTGAGTCAAACCAGAATTCAAACTATCTTGGCCTAAATCAGGAAAGAAGTGGCTCTGCTTTGCGCTCAAATGTTCCTGCGCCTACTGGTGGATTGAATACAAGAGATGCAGAAAGCACAATGGAGCCAACTGATGCAGTGATTATGGAAAACTGGTTTCCGTCTCAAGGATCAGTTTCTACGCGCAAAGGATTTACCGAATATGCTACTGGTTTAGACAGCTACGTTGAAACTCTGATCGAATATAATGCCGGAACAATTCGTAAGTTTATTTGCTGCAATAACGATGAAATCAATGATATTTCCAACCCTACAAGTGTGGTAAGTCTTGGCACTGGGTTTTCTAATGCAAGATGGCAATGGGCTAACTTCAACGCCTATGTCTTGATGGTAAACGGGGCAGATACTCCCCAAACGTTTGACGGTACTACTTTAGCAGCAAGCACCATTTCAGGCAGTGGGTTGACCGTCACCCAATTAAACGGGATAAATGTTCATAAAAACCGTGTTTACGTCTGGGATTCAAACGCTCAGGATGTTTGGTACGGTGCAACAAACGCAATCGGTGGCACTTTCACCAAATTCCAACTTTCTCGTGTAGCTCCTTTTGGAGGCAACTTAATTTCAATGATGACTTGGAACTTAGACGGTGGCAATGGTGTAGATGATTATGCTGTTTTCTTAATGTCTTCTGGCGATGTCCTTCTCTACCAAGGATCAGACCCTTCTTCTTGGTCTTTGCTTGGAACTTATAAAATAGGCCGTCCAATCGCAATAAGAGGCGCCAAGAAGGTTGCGGGTGACATTGTGATGATTACTGACCAAGACTTCGTTTTCTTCTCAGAAGTGTTTAAAAACGATGGTGCAGTAACTCAAAGAGGTAAGCTTTCAGGAGCTGCTATTAGCGCTGTTAATTCTTACGCTTCAAATTACGGCTGGGAAGTGGCTTTATACCCTCAAGGAGGCTGGCTTTTATTCAACGTGCCAGTAGCAACAAATGCGACTTACCATCAATACATAATTAACACGATTACGGGCGCTGCAACTAAATTTACAGGCATGAACGCTTGCACTTGGGGCAATTACAACAACAACCTTTATTTTGGTGGCAATGGAAAGGTTTTTAAAGCTGATGATGGCTTTAGTGATAATGGCGAATTTATCGTATGTGATACGCAAGCTGCTTACTCAAACCTTGGAAGCCCTCAAGAAAAGACAGTAAATGCCTTTAGAAATATCATCAAAGCCGATGGAAGCGTAGCAATTAACACAATAGTAAATTTCGACTACGGTAAAGAAAATACAAGCCAAAGCGTGAATTCATCTGCTTCAAGCGGATCTTTCTGGGATGTCAGCTTCTGGGATGTAGCCTTATGGAGTCCTGAAGGATTAACAAGAAACGAATTAGTGATCGCGTCTGGTCAAGGTGTTGATGTCGGAATGAGACTCAAGACTAGCTTAAGCGGCCAGCAAGTAAATTGGTACAGAACGGATTACAGCGTGACTGTAAGTAATATTTTATAGGTAAAAGATGGGATTTAGTTTAAAAAACGCTTTTAAAAGTGGTGGGAATATGTTTACTGGGATTGCACGTGGTAATATCAATGAATCATTGGGCGGCGCTTTGGGTTTAGGAACGGCAGGATTACTCACCCCTTTATTTGAAGGAGGATCCAAGAATCCAAATACTGGTAATGCCTACACGTCATCAGAAATTACAACTGCAAATCTATTCCGCAGTCTAAGTCCCGAACAACAAAAGGATCTTCTTTTAAATAATCCAAATATTAGAACCCCTGAAGGCGGCCAATCTTACGATCCACTAACCAACACAACAACGCTTAACGAAAGCGACTTCACCAAAGGCGAAAGACTACGCCAAGAAGGCCTAGCCTCTCAATTAAGCGGATCTCTAAATGGTGATTTTTCAAACAATGGTCAAGCTATCCAAGATGCTACTTTTAACCGTGGTAAAGCACAAATTGACCCAATTGTAAAACAACAAAGAAGAGACTTAGCAACTCAACTAGCAGACCAAGGCATCCCTGCTGGCTCTGAAGGCTACAACGAAGCAATGAACCGCTTAGATGATTCAATTGCTCGCCAATACACAGACTTAAGCCAAGCCTCAATCCAAACAAGCGAAGCAGTAAGAGGCCAAAGATTTAACGAAATCGCCTCTCTTTTAGGGCGCTCTCAAGTAGGCGCAGGGGCTTCTTTCGGACAAAATCAAGGTGCTGGCTTCCAAGGATTAGATTTATTCGGAGCTGAACAAGCGCAAAAAGGCAGAGATTTCCAGAACATGCTAAGTCAAAGACAAAACTCAACAGCTAGAAGAAACGCTATCTATGGGGCTTTGGGTTCTGCTGGCGGCGCTGCGGCTGGTGCTTTTGCGGCCTCTGATCGCAACCTAAAAGAAAACATAAAAAAGATTGGAATTAGTGAAAAAGGGTTTGACATCTACGAATTTGAGTATAAAAATAAAGACTTAGGTGAAGGAAAATACCAAGGTGTGATGGCGCAAGACTTGCTAGAAAGTAAGCCTGAAGCGGTATTATCAGACAGCAGCGGTGTCCTTAGCGTTGATTATTCATTGATTGACGTTGAATTTAAGAGGATTCGTTAATGGCTGTTGACAGAAGCTTACTCGCACAAGCCTTAGGTAAAACCACATCACAATCTTATTTAGATGCTTCTCCTAGTCAACGCGCATTATTGCAAGGGCAAGAAATCTCTAAATTTGCAATGGACTCTTCCAATTTTGGAAGTGGTCAAGCCAGAGGTGTCGGATTAGCCGCACAATTAGCAACTGCTGGCGTTGGGGCTTTTACTCAATACAGAGCGCAGAAAGATTTAAACGAGCAAGAATTATCCTCGCAACAACAATTCGGAAAACAATTCCCTCACTTAGCTGATATTGCCCCAACTCTTTCCGCCGATACTCGCCAAGCATATACTTTGGAAACAATAAAAGCTTCTCTAAAAACCGCGGAACCGCAAAGTTCTTTTGGCAAACTAGCCGCTGATTATAAAGCTGGATTAATTGATGAGCCAACTTATAGAGGGGCAGTTAGAAAAGAATCTTCTTTCGCCCCCGATTCTGCCGCAAGTGGTGGTGCAACTGGCGCAATCATTAACAACCTTAGAAGAGAAAACCCTAATTTGAGTTATTCCCAAGCCCTAATGCAAGCTCAAGGTTTAGCAAGACAGGGATTAGGCTTTGATGCGTCTGGCAATGTTGCCCCTGTGGGTGGATTAACTGAGTCAAAAGGAGCTATTAAAGCGGCTGAATCTAAGGGATCTGAAGTAGGTAAAAAAGAAGGTGAGTTAGCAGGAAAATCAATTGCCGCTCCTCAAGTCTTGGATTTAGTAGACCAAGCTGAGAAATTGCTGCCACAAGCAACAAGTGGAAGAATACAAAATATCTACACAGCAGCTAACCAAATCGGTGGTAGAAGTACCTCAATGGGTAGGGCAGATTCTCGACTAGATGTTATTGCTGCCGATTTAACTTCGAATGTTCCAAGAATGGAAGGCCCTCAATCTGATGCTGATACAAAACTCTACAAACAAGCCGCAGGTGATGTTGGAAACAGAAATCTTCCTTTTGAAGATAGATTAGCAGCTTTACAGACTATTAAAAGCGCAAATCAAAAATATGCTAGAGTGGGTCAAAACTCTCAAGCTCCTTCTGCTGGTGGTTTTAAAATCCTAAACGTGAGGGACAAATAATGCCTATTGCAACTGTCCAACTCCCAAACGGAAAGATAGCTGACATAGAAGTGCCTCAAGGTGCTACGCCTCAAGAAATTGAGAGCTTCGTAATGAGCCAACCCGAATTCGCACAACAATCTACTGCGCCACAAATCCCTGAAGTTCCGCAACCAGTCCAAGAGCCTCAATCTTTCCAAGAAAGAAATCAACAAAGAGCGCTTAACTTCGCAAAAGGAGTTCCTCAAGGCTTAGGGAATGCTGCAATTGGATTAGTTCAAGCAGGCGCTGATGCTGGAGATTATGCTACAAAATTAATTGAAAGAGTCTACTTTGGTGATAATTTGCCAATGGATAGTTTTAGCAGTCGTTTAGCCCAACAAGTCAAACAAAGAAAAGCAGAACAAGCACAACTTCCAACGTCTGAAAGAGCTGGTATCCTTGTTGGTGAGGTAGCCCCTACAATCGCCGCAGGAGCTGGAACTGGTGCTAAAGTAGCTTCTATGGGCTTTAAAGGATCTAGTATTGCTGGAGTAGCTGCTGGCGGTGCAATAGGTGGAGGGACTTCTAGCGGCGTCTCAATGCAAGAAGAAGCTGGCTTAGGAAATAGAGCTGTAGAAACAGCGAAAGGCACTGCAATAGGCGCAGGATTTGGTACTGCGCTTGGTGTTGGTGGAAAAGTTATTGGCGGAATTGCTAAAGGTGCTAAATCATTAACAACCGCAAAATCAGCAGAAGACATCCTTGCCGCAAGACTCCCTAAAGAGCAAACAACTGCTTTATTAGAGCAACTAAAGACCGCAACCCTCGATAATCCAGTTCTATTGCCTGACATAGCTGGAGACTCAATTAAGGGTCTAACTCGCTCCGTAGCCAAGATTTCAACTGGCAGAGATATTGTGACAGACGCACTTGAAAAAAGAAGTCAAGGAGCTGTCTCGAGAGTTGCTGACCACCTTTCAAGAGATATTTCTCCAGTCGGTGCTTATTTCGGCAACCTAGAAGATTTAACAAAAGCAAGAAGTGATGCCTCTAAGCCTCTTTATGAGAAAGTGTTTGCAGGAACAACTCTCCCAACAGAAGGCAACAAAGAACTGCTAAATAAAATTGCTCCCGAATTAAGTACTGTAAGGAGTGATTTTAGACTATCTGCAAGCGACGCCCCCGATAATTCTTTTACTCTCCTTCATCACGTTAAAGAAAGCCTTTTTGACAAAGCCCAAGTCCTTAAGAGACAAGGCGCTAATTCACAAGCGCGTGTTTATGATAATTTGAGAGTGGAACTAACTAAAAAGATGGGTGAAGTCAGTCCCGATTATAAAAAAGCAAACGAAGTTTTCGGTGGTTTTAGCCAACTAAAAGGAGCTCAAGAATCTGGTTTAGATTTCTCAAAACTTCGTCCCGAGGAGATTAGAAGAGAAGTTACTAACTTAACTCCGTCAGGAAGAGATGCTTACAGAATAGGCGTAAGAGAAAACTTGCAAAAGACCGTTTCCTCAACTGCTGACGGAGCAGATCCAGCTAAGAGGATTTTCGGCAATGAATTCAAAAGAGAGCAGCTAAAAGCAGTTTTTGGCAATGAAAAAAAGTTTGCTGAATTTGAGCAAAAGATGGGGAACGAGATTAGAGCGGCAGATACTAAAGCAAAAGTTTTGGGTGGATCAAGAACTGATTACAACATGGCTGGTGATGAAGAGTTCCTAAACAAAATGATTAGCGGCGGCCTTACGGCAGCTAAAAGCAAGGTCAATCCTCTCTATTTACTGGAAGCTGCTCACAATGCAGTGACCAATAAATTCGCTGGTATCAATGAGAAGAACGCTGGCCAACTAGCTAAAATCTTAGTTAATAGACCCGACACTGTCAACGCCCTAGAAAGCATAGTGGCGAAACAAAATAACCCTCTTCAAAAGAGAGTTTTGAATGATGTTAAGCAATATATTTTAACGAATGCTGCGACCCAATCATCTATGCGAGGCAATAACGATGCCCAAGCAAGCGATTTAGAAAACATGACAGAAGAAGAAATCCGCAATCAACTTATTCAACGTCAGCAACAAGAGCCTCTTCTAATGGATGGCATTGATCCTAACACTGAAGCCCAAAAAATTAAACAACGTTTTTACAGGAACTAATATGCCAGCAGGATTTAACGGAACAGGAACATATGTCAGAGAATATGGAGTTGGTGGCTGGGTTATTGATAAAGGCAATAGCGTCCCCATTACAGCGTCTAGAATGGACACTGAAATGGACGCCATGGCAACCGCTTTGTCCACTTGTATCACAAAAGATGGTCAAACCACCATCACCGCCAATCTTCCAATGAATTCTAAAAAATTCACTGGCCTTGCAGTTGGAAGCGCAAGAACAGACTCAATCACCCTTGGTCAAGTCCAAGATGGTCAGTTCTTAGACTTAGGAACCACTGGCGGCGCTGCTGATGCCTACACAGCAAGCCCAAGCCCTGCGATTACGGCTTACGCTGCGAGTATGCTTTATGTTGTTAAAATCAGTGCTACTAATCTAACCACAACCCCATACTTACAAATCAGCGGCATTGCAACTCCTGCAAGCACCGCAGTTATAACAAAGCTAATTAATGGTGTCGAAGTTGCAGTTCAGCCTTCAGATATGGTCACGGGCGGTGTTTACTTTTTCAAAAGAAATACTGGCAACACAGGCTTTATTCTCTTGAATCCAGAAATTGTTGTAAACTCTGCAATTGATGACAACTCATCAATCAATAATCTTGGTCTAGCAGCCTCAGTTGCCGCTAACGCCTTAACAATAGCGCTTAAAACAAAAGCTGGAACAGACGCAACCACAAGTAACAGAGTAAAAATTTCTTTTAGAAATGCCACCGCAGCTACAGGCACTTACGTTACTCGTACCGCCACCGCAGCAGCATCTTTAGTAGTAAGCTCAGGATCTACACTCGGAACGTCTAACGGCATCGCGGCGAAGCTGTATGTTTACGCACTAGATAACGCAGGAACTATTGAATTGGGCGTCTCCACTTATCTCTTCGCAGATAATTCCATACAAAGCTCAACAGCAGAAGGCGGAGCTGGTGCAGCTGATTCTGGGACCGTTCTCTATTCTACAACAGCTAGAAGCAACGTGGCTGTGAGATTAATTGGCTTAATAAACATCACCCAAGCAACTGCTGGGACTTGGGTTACAAGCCCTTCAACAATAAGTTTAGATCCTTTAGGACTTATTAGCACAGACATTCCATATTTTAAAAGCACCAACGGTTACACATATTTACAAAATGGCCTGATATTGCAGTGGGGGCGCACTTCTACAACCGCAGGCACATCAAATACCGCCGTAGCTCTGCCAATTACATATCCTAACGCTCATCTATCAGCAGTAGGATGCGCTCTTTCTAACGATGTCAATGAAGATGCTAGTAAAGCTTATCCAACCAGTACCTCGCAAATTACGGTTGTCAATGGCGAAGCAGTTACCAGAGAGATTCTGTGGTGGTCGGTAGGACATTAATTTAATAATTTATGATAAAAGTCAATTTTGACCCAATAACAGAAAAAGTAATCGGTTATTACCCTGATGATATTCAGTATCGGTCAATCCCATCTCCATGCATTGAAATAACTGAGCAGCAGCATCAAGAAGCTCTTGGAAAAATTATGTGTGTCAAGAATGGTAAATTAGAAGAACAAATTACTTCTTCTGGTGACGTATTGGAGCAACTTAGGAATGAGAAGATTAATCAATGCAAGAAATATCTATCTTCTAC